TTCAAGATCGGCGGCGCGGCATACGCCATCACAGCCATCGACACCACAGGCAAGACCGACATCATCACGCTGAGCAAGACGCTGGGCGTGGCGCTCGCCATCGGCGACTGCGTGTCGGAAGCCAAGGAGTCCGGCGCGGAAGGCTCCGCACTGAAGTACGAACCATTCTGCGTCAACGGCACAGGACAGCACGTAAAGCAGAACAGCAACCTCGCCACCGATGCCTGGATCATCGGCGTGACCAAGGACAACCCGCTGCCGGATTACGTGGCTGAGAAGCTGAAAGGAATCATCAACTATTAAAATTTGAAAAGCAATGGCAACAGGAACTATCACCAATACCCTCATCTCCGGATTGAACCAGAAGATGGTACAGGCGCGCCTCAACACGGCTGACGCCACGCCTTTTCTTTTCGGCAAGCACTTCCCCGTAAAGAAAGTGAACGGCTTTAACTGGAAGACCCTGCAGAACCAGATGGAGAAGAAGAACGTGGCTGCCGACCTGCACGCCGACAACGGCACGACGCTGCGCAAGCGCCGCCCCATTTTCGAGAGCGCACGCGGCGACATCCCCTTCATCTCCATTTCACGCGAGATGACCCGCTCGGACATCAAGGACTACCAGACCGCCCTCGCCCTGGCACAGGACGCGGACGCCACCGCCCTGGTCGACTATTGGGGCAACGACGTCGACTTCTGCTTCAACGGCGTACAGAGCGAGCTGGAGTACATCGCATGGGCGCTGGCATCCAACGCAGGACGCCTGCACTTCGACACCACGAATAACGCGACCTTCGCGAACAACTTCGACCTGGACTACGACGTGGACGACATCTTCAAGGCGAAGACCAGCGCAGACTGGGGCAAGAGCGGAGCGGACGTCATCGGCGACCTGGCGAAGCTGGTGAAGCTGGGCAAGGACAACAACCTCAACCCGAAGTTCGCCTTCATCAACCTGGACCTGCTCTACAAGATCAGCACCCAGGAACAGATCATCAAGGCGTGCGCCAGCTACATCGCGAACGCGGTGGGCATGTCGCAGACACCGGACCTGGACAGCATCAACAAGATGCTGGGCAAGACGGCATGGCTCAACGGCATCCAGCTGCGCGTCATCGACCAGACCATCACGCGAGAGCTCACCGACGGCACACAGACCAGCGGCAACCCGTTTGTCAACGACCGCCTCATCCTCTCCGAGAACGAGATCCTGGGCTCCACCCAGTACGACGTCCTCAAGGAGAACAACCCGAGCATCATCCGTGCCGTGCGCGCCCACACCGTGGTGAAGAAGTACGGTACGGCGGAGCCGACCAGCGAGGTGACCATCGGACAGGCGGACGCCATCCCGGTATTCGACACCGCATACCGCAACATCTACGTGAAGACGGACGCCAATGACTGGGCATAACGGATAGGAGGCAGAAGGCATGACAACGCTCGAAGCATTGAAAGGCATCACCGCATACCCCATCCCGCTGCGCACCCTCAGCGCCACGGCGGATGGGAGAGGGATATCACTGACCGCTGAAGCCACGCAGGAGAGTCTGAAGAGCAAGGGCTTCCGACTTGCGAAAGCAGACCTCCTGCTGTGGCTGTCCCTCGCGCCGGACGTTTCGCAGGGAGGGCAGAGCTTCTCCTTCACGGACGAGCAGCGCGACGACCTCAAGCGGGAGGCGAACGCCATCTACGACGAGCTGGATCCTGCCGCCACCGCCGCCAGCGTCAAGTACGGATACAAAGGCTCATCGCTATGATCATCCAGAACGGCACGGTAGAATTCAAGCTCAAGCAGGTGCAGGCGATAGACCCGGCAACGGGCTTCCCCAGCAAGGCGGAGGAGCGGTGGGGCGAACCGATACCCTGCCAGTTCCTGCCCAACAGCCGGAACAACCTCGGAAGGGTGAACGGCGAGCACTTCACCACGGCATCGTACACGGTGCTCCTGGAGGAGCAGCCGCTGCCCGCATCCGAGCAGCTGAGGCTGAAGGACATGAACGGCACGGAATTCGGGGAGTTCACAATGATCGCACCGCCCGAGCCGATGGACGCTGTCAGCGAGATTAAAATCCTCATCTAAAACGGAAGAAGGATGCCCATCACGCAGAAGACACCGTCGGCAGAGATTGATGCCTACATCGAAGTAATGGTGCAGCGCATGACCAAGGCGCTCATCTACAACCTCCAGGCAGCCGGGGAAGCATGCCTCGCGGCAGCCCGGCAGACCGACTCCTACAAGGACCGGACGGGAAACCTCCGAAGTTCGCTGGGATACGTCCTGGCGAAGGACGGGGAGATTATCCGGAGCAGCGACTTCAAGGTCGTCATGGAGGGAGGCGCAGGATCCAAGAGCGGCATACAATACGCCAAGGACGTCATCCGGCAGTTTCCGGAAGGAATTGTACTCGTCGTCGTCGCCGGAATGCACTACGCAGCGTATGTTTCCGCAAGAGGATATGACGTGCTGGACGCAGCGGAGCTGACCGCAGACAAGCTCGTCCCGCAGCTAATGGAACAACTCGGATTCAAGAAGAAGTAAGACTATGGCAAGGACAGGAAAACAGATTCAAGGCGACATCTACAGCCTGCTCCGGAGCAGCGCCCTGGCTGCGAACATCAGCGGGGACGTCTACCGGAGTGGATACCGCCCCAGGGACAGCCGGAAGGAGGATGCGATTGTAGCCTTTACCTCCGGACTTCCGGACCAGATAGAAACGGGCGTGGTGACCATCAACGTCTACGTGCCGGACATCGACCCCTACAGCAACGGAACGCTGGTGGAGGACGGCAGCCGGACGGCGGAGCTGGAAAGGATGGCGCAGGAATGGGTCGACAGCCTCACCGCCGGAGTCTCAAACTACAAGTTCGAGCTGCGACAGACCATCTACACGGAGGAGGAGCCGGAGACAAACCAGCACTTTGTGGTGGTGCGCCTCGGCTACCGATATTTCGGGAATTAACAGAGTATTAACTTTTTAAAACCATACGATTATGTCAGTATTATCATGGGGTAAATGCCAGCTGGAGCACGCCACATCAAGCGGTGGCGTAGCAGGCACACAATGGACCAAACTGCCCGTCCCTAAGGACGGCACAACCAAGCTGACGCCGACCGCAGGCACACAGCAGACGGCGCTCGAGGAAGGTGGCGACCAGGTGGATGTCCGCAACGGGAAAACCACCTTCACGCTGGAATTTGACCTGTTCGTGAAGAAGGGCGAGGAAAGACCTTTCGATGACAACGACGGCGTGATCGCCGGAGAGCACGCCTTCCGCCTGACACCGGAAGACGAGGAGTGCGAAGGCATCCTCATCGAGAGCAGCGTGCTGCGCGTCGAGGAGAGCTACAGCACCGCCGACGGCAAGCTGCTGCACTACGTGGCGAACGCGCTCAAGCCCAATGAAGGCAAGACCGTCAAGCCCTACGTGGCGAAGAAGGCGGAGGACACGCAATCTTAAGAGTCCACATAAGTCAGATTGAATGCATAGCTGCAGTGCGGGGGAGAGCGGCGGGCGCTCGCCGGGCAACCGGAGGCGCGGGTTCGAATCCCGCTCCCGCACCCACAAAACCACAAGGCTCATGGAAAACAGGAATACTATAGAACAGCAGGTCGCAGGGACCCTCCTGGAACGGGAGGATACCATCACCTACCGCGACCGGGAATACACCATCGCACCTCCGAGCGTAGCGACCCTCGTCCTCGCCTCGGAGGTTGTTTCTAAATTGCCCCACGTCAAGCTGGACGAAGAGCACGTCGTGGAGGATTCGCTACGCATCGCCAAGGATTGCACGCTTTTAGGCGATTTGGCAGCGGTTCTACTCCTTGGGGCAAAGCACATCGACGACAAGGTAAAAAGCCCGCAAATCGAAGAAAAACGGCTTCTTTGGGGACTTTTCCGCATCCACCGCAACACACAGAAGACCATCACCCGAAGGGAGCAGCTCGCCAAGGAACTGCTGGAGGAACTCACGCCCACCGAACTGGGCAACCTGCTCGCCCGCGTGATCCAGAAAATGCAGATAGCCGATTTTTTCGGGCTTACCACTTTCCTGACCGAGATCAATCTGACACGCCCGACGAAAGTGGAAACCGAAGCGACAGCATCTGGGCAGTGATAGCCGGTACCGCCAAGGCATTCAACCTCACGCCGCACTACGTGCTCTACGAGATGAGCTACGCCAACCTCCTGCTCTACAGCGCCAGCCTGCCATCCATCCGGAACAGGCGCAAGGGAAAGGGCGAAGCACCGGAGCAGGACGTCATCGACGCGGGGGACCGGAGGAACCGGAAGCGGGTCAGCGACTTTTTAAACTCATACGATTAAAGCGAAAGACATGGAAACGGACAAAGGAAAACTTTTTTTTGCGGCGGGCATCGACAACAACCCTCTCCGCACAGGAGCCGCAGAGACGAAGAACATCATGCACGGCATCGGGCAGAGCGCGAAGAAGGAGGGCGAACAGATGGACGCCGTCTTCTCCAAGCTCGGCGCCACCATCGGCGGCATTTTCGCCGTGGGGACCATCACATCCTTCACCAAGCAGATTGTGAGCCTCAGAGGCGAGATACAAAGCCTGGAGATATCCTTCCAGACGCTGGCTGGAAAAGCCAAGGGAGACGCCCTCTTCAAGGAGATCCGGGAGTTCGCCGTGCAGACCCCCATGATGCTGAAGGACCTCGCCAGCGGCGCGCAGACCATGCTCGCCTTCAACATCGAGGCGGAGAAGGTGATGCCCATGCTGAAATCCATCGGCGACATTTCCATGGGCGACGCGCAGAAGTTCAACTCCCTCACGCTCGCCTTCTCGCAGATGAGCGCCACAGGCAAGCTGATGGGACAGGATCTGCTGCAGATGATCAACGCGGGCTTCAACCCGCTGGCAACCATCAGCGAGAAGACCGGGAAGACCATCGGAGAGTTGAAGGAGGAGATGGAGAAGGGAAAGATCACCACGCAGATGGTGACCGACGCCTTCCAGGCAGCCTCCTCAGAGGGCGGCAAGTTCAACGGCATGCTGGAGAAGCAGAGCAAGGGCATCAACGGAGCCATCAGCAACCTGCAGGGCGCCATCGACGACATGTACAACGCCATCGGCTCGGCGGCGGAAGGAGCAACCGTGTCCCTCATCAGCGCAGCGACGGACCTGGCGAAGAACTACGAGCAGGTGGGACGCATCGTCGCCGGACTCATCGCCACATACGGAACCTACAAGGCAGCCCTCATGGCGGTGACCGCGGCGGAGCAGGCATGCGCGATGGGCTTAACCGCTTTCACGAAGGTTGAGGCTCTCCATTACGGATGGCTGGTCCTGCAGGAGAAGGCGCAGAAGATGCTCAATGCCACCATGCTCTCCAACCCATACGTGCTGGCAGCCACAGCGGTAGCCGCGCTGGTAGCCGTGATGATAAGCCTCAAGACAGAGACCGAGCGGCTGCGCGATGCCGAACAGGCATACGACGAGCAGAAACAGAAGGTCATCGCCAAAGAACAGCAGCACCAGCAGGAAATCAGAGATCTCATCGAGATAGCTGGTAACGAGGCTGCATCCTCCGAGACACGCCGCCTGGCTTTAGTGAAGCTCGAGAATCAGTACCCCTCCATCTTCGAGAAGTACCAGACCGAAGCGGAGATGCTCGCCAACATCAAGAAAATAAAGGAGGAGATAGCCGCCCTGGACGGACAGACGTCCATCACCAACGCCAAGAACGAGCTGCAGCAGGTGGAAGACCGTATCCAGGAACTGGAGGCGAAGGCAAAGACAGTCTCCTACGTGACGCAGAACACGTCTGCAGGTGTCATAACCCAGAAGGTCGGAGGACTGACATCGAAGGAGGAAACGGAGCTGAAGATGCTGCAAGGCAAGCGCACCAATCTCACCAAGCAGACCAGGAAGGACGAGCAGGACGCCTTCTTTGCCAACCTGACCGGACTGAGCAACGACACCCTGGAGCAGATGATCAAAACGCGCGAGGACCTTCTCGCACGGATGAAGATGTCCGGAAAGAACTATGCTCAGATAAACTCGAGCGGCGTGACGGGCGGAACCTTCAGCAAGGAGGAAATCGATGCGCAGCTGCAGGAACTCAAGCGCCAGCAAACCGAGCGCAGCATAGACACCAAGAGCGGCAAGGAATGGGCGGAAGAGAAGAGGAAAGCCTACGAGACAGCCAAGAAGGCATACAACGATTACGTCAAAAACTCCAAGGACAAAGTCAAAGAGGACGACTTCGAGAAAGAAGCCAAGCGTCTGAAGGGGGAGATGGAAACAGCCAAGAAGAACTATGACAAGTATAAGATTGAAACAGACAGCGAGGACAAGTCTGGCGCCAACAAGCAGAAGAAGGACAATCAGACCAAGGTCGAGATTGCGGAGCGAAACAAGCAGATCGAGGATATCAAGAAGGCGCAGCAAAAAGCCAACCGAGACGCAGCCCTCGAGCTTCAGCAAGACGACCTCAACCTGCAGAAGGACTCCGTGGACAAGTCCATCCAGCAAATCAAGATAGACGCCCAGCGCATGCGCAACGCGCTGGACGACCGCCGCGAGGAACTCCTGGAACAGTACCGTAACATCCAGGAGAAGCAGTGGCAGAATGAGAATCCGGGCGCCAAGGACAAGGGGCTCGCCTTCGACCGGACATCGGTGACCCAGGAGGACATGACGAAGGCAGCCAGCCAGCCCGGCAACGAGTGGCTGGCAGACGCGCTCGCCGCCATCGACGCTTCGGAGAGGCTGATGGAGCAGCAGACGCTGAAGGCGACCGCCGACGTCTACAAGCAGATCATCGATGAGGTGAAGACCTACGAGCAGCAGCGCCTGGACCTGCAGAAGGAGTACCAGGACAAGCGCAACGCCCTCTACGAGGACGACGGCAACGGCGGCAAGAAGCTGCGGGCTGGCGTCACCGAAGGCAACATAGCCGAGCTGGATTACCAGGAGAACGAGGCAATCAAGAACATCGACGAGCAGTTCGCACAGCGCCAGGAGACCTACCAGGCATGGTGTGACACCCTCACCAGCGCCAGCCTCAAGAAGCTCAACGAGATGCTGGCACAGGCGAAGAAGGACCTGGAGAAGCTGGAGAAGGATCCCAACGCGGACCCCACGAAGCTGGCACAGGCAAGAGCCAAGGTCAACAAGGCGCAGCAGGCGGTGAACAAAGCCAACGAACAGGACAAGACATCGCCGGGCAAGCGCACCATGAAGGAATGGGAGGACCTCTACAAGACCCTCAAGGACGTGGAGGACGAATTCGAGAGCATCGGCGACACGGTAGGCGGCACGGTAGGCGACATCATCTCTGCAGCCGGCAGCATCACCTCCAGCACGCTCTCGATGATCAACGGCATCGTGACCCTCGCCAACTGGTCGGTGCAAGCCACCAAGATGAGCGCCGAAGGAGCCTCGAAAGCCATCATCGCCGTGGAGAAAGCCAGCGTGATCCTGGCAATCGTGGGAGCCGCCATGCAGATGGCGCAGACCATCATCAACCTCTTCAACAACGACGAGTCCTACCAGAAGGAAATCGACAAGCTGCAGAACCGCATCGACCAACTGCAGTGGGAGCTGGACAACTCTGACGTGGTGCGCTCGAGCAAGACGCTGGCAGCCGGATCCTACCTCAACACGGTACGCGACGCCATCGCCAGCACACGCAAGGAGATGGTGACATCGGCAATCGTTTCCGGGAACTGGGCGCAGGCATGGAAGGCAGCCTTCAAGCAGGTCTCCAAGGACAGCCAGGCGATGGAGAAGACCGTCAACCAGATAGCCACCGCCTACGCCAACATGAAATATACAGCGGACAAGGCGCTGGGAGAGACGAAGTACTCCTCGGCACAGGACCAGCTGAAGAACATCGCAGAGCAGCAGGTGCTCATCCAGGAGCAGATAGACCAGGAGAACAAGAAGAAGAAGACCGACAAGGACCAGATAGCCGATTGGCAGCAGCAGATCGAGGAACTCGGACAGGAAGCCCTGGAGGTTATCAACGACATGGTCGAGGACATCATCGGAGACACCTCCACCGGAATCGCGGAGGAGTTGGCTGACGCCTTCATTGAAGCCTTCCAGGAGGGCGAGGACGCAGCCGAAGCCTGGGGCGACAAGGTGAACGACATAGTGGCTGACATCCTCAAGAACATGCTGGTGTCGAAGTTCCTCGAGGAACCGCTTGGCGACATCTTCGATGAGTACAAGCAGAAGTGGTTCGTGAACGGGCAGTTCCAGGGGCTCGACGCCGTCATCAACTCGATGCAGGACTTCGCCGCCGACCTCAACGCCGTGGGGGAGGATTTCGCGGAGATTTGGGAGAACCTGCCGGAGGACGTGAAGAACATGTTTGAGGTGACCGCCGACCGCGAAGCAGCCTCCAGCGGCATAGCCACGGCAAGCCAGGAGAGCGTGGACGAGCTGAACGGACGTACCACGGCGATCCAGGGACACACCTACAGCATCGCCGAGAACATGAAGGGACTGCTGAGCGCCACGCAGGACATCCTGCAGAGCGTGATGAACATCGAGACGGAGACGGACGGCTTCGGGGCACGCCTGGAGCGCATGGAGACCTCTCTGAAGAACATCACCAACGCGATGGACGACATTACATTGAAAGGCATTAAGATTAAAAATTAGGCAATATGAAGGAAATCATCGAATCCATTCACGCACAATGGCTGCTCGCAAAACGCGGGTACCAGGAGCGCTGCGAAGCCGCCCACTTCACGGAGGCGGCGGAGAAAATAGCGGCATGCCGGATGTTCAAGGGCACGGAGAGCGTGGCGGAACTCGCCGCCATCTTCACCTCGCCCCAGGGCGTCGAATTTTGCACGGAGAACAACTTCCCCAACCTCGCCACCCTTCGCCTCTTCCGGAAGGAGGACACGGAGCGCTACGGCATCTTCATTGACGCCGGTAACATACAGATCACAAACCCGGAGACGGCTGTCCTCATCGGACGGACCAACGCCACGGTACACTGCGACGATTTGAAGCGCCACACCGTCGTGACCATGCACGGCGCATGCGCCACCATCCTCGCCTCGAAGTGGGCTGTGGCGCGCTGTATTGCAGCCCCAGGCACATCCATGATACGCAGGACCAAGGATAACGCGATAATATTATGACCGGAAGACTCTACATAGACGGAAAGGACGCCTACCAGGAATGGGGCGTCTACGTGACCAAGGACGGATACAACGAGCTCATCGCCTTTCCATCCCTCAAGAGCGTCGACACGAATGACTGGCAGGAGGAGGACGGCGTGGAGCCGGACCTTTCCGACCCGAAGCTGGACACGCACGAGGTGCAGGTTTACCTGGCAGCGTCCGGAGCATTCAGCACCTTCTTCACCTTCCTGGATTTCCTCTCGGACGGCGCGTACCACATCTTCGACTGCCGGAGCATAGGGCGCGTGTACGTGCTGCGCCTGGTATCCCATCCCAGCTACAAGATGATCCGGACGCTGGAGAAGGTGACGCTAAAGTTCGCCGACGACTTCCCTCTGCGGGATTACACCTACCAGGAGCCGCAGAGCACGATGCCGGACTGCGAGGACTACGACATCGACGAGAAACTGCTGAGCGCCTACGGCATAAGGGTGCTGCAGGGCACGCTCGACGAGATAAAGCGGAGCGCAGCCGTCAAGCAGAACCTGCTGCGCAACATCGCCACGGAGAGCGGAGCGATGTACGACGGCGCGAAGATCTACGGGCAGGACACCGACGGCAGCCAGGTGGTCAAGGACAAGAACGTCCGCTACAAGAACAAGGAGGTGAAGCTGACCTGCCTGATGAGGGCGGAGAGCCTCACGGGGCTGTGGCGGAATTGGGACGCATTGCTCTACGACCTCATCAGACCGGACGAGCGCATGCTTTACTGCAGGGACCAGGAGCAGACCTTCCCCTGCTATTACAAGAGCTGCAGCGTCCAGGAGTTCTATCCGGACGGGCGCATCTGGCTGAAGTTCACGCTGACGCTGGTCTTCTTCCGGGATTTCCGCATCAGCGACGACTTCATCCTCTGCACCGAGGACGGAACGCCCGTTTGCACAGAAGACGACGAGTACGCAATAGATTTAACCCCATTTAAATAACAAGCGACATGAAGAAGGAACCGATATCAAACCTACCCAGGACAGATACGCTGAAGGGACTGATCACGATCGGCACGGACGCCAACAATAAGAGCGTGTCCGTCGACCTTGGCTTTGTGCAGGACGCAGCGGACGGAGCCAACGCCGCCACAAAAGCCGCCAAGACAGCCACGGATGATGCCGTGCAGGCGAAGAAGGATGCCGATGCCGCCACCGCAGCTGCCAAGACAGCCACGGAGAAAGCGAATACCGCCACTGACAATGCCGTGCAGGCAAAGGAGGACGCGGACGCCGCTACCGCGGCTGCCAAGACAGCCACTGACGAAGCCATCAAAGCCACCGCCGACGCCACGAAGTCCAAGGAGGATGCCGACGCAGCAGCCAAGCGCGTGACCGATGCCATCACGGACATCGCCAAGGAGAAGCAGGCTGCGCTGGATGCCGCCGACAAGGCGAACAAGGCAGCCAGCGACGCAGACACGTCACGCGAAGCCATCGAGAAGAACGAGGCGGCGCGTCAGTCCGCTGAGGCTGACAGGGCGTCGGTGGAGAGCCAGCGAGCCACTGCAGAGGCGAAGAGAGTCGCCGCGGAGGTGAGCCGGGAAAACAACGAGACCGAACGCTCCATGGCGGAAACCGAGCGCAAGAAGAATGAGCAGACCAGACAGAGCAGCGAAACATCGCGCCAGGAGGCGGAATCAGCTCGCGTGACGGCAGAACAGAAGCGGGTGGAGGAATTCACCGCTTCAAAGAATGATTGCGACACAGCGACCCAAAAAGCGGTCACAGCCGCGAACAATGCCGATTCTTCGCGCGAATCCATCGAGGCGAATGAAGCCGCGCGCCAGGCGGCTGAAACTGCCAGGGCTGCTGCAGAGACCGAACGCGCCTCTGCAGAGGAAAAGCGGGCATCTGCCGAGGAAAGCAGGGCGAAAGCGGAATCCGAGCGCGCTGCAGCCGAGACTGAGCGTCAGAAGAACGAACAGACAAGGCAAGACAATGAATCAGCACGCATTGAAGCTGAGAACGAACGCGCAGCCGCGGAGACGATCCGTGAGCAGGTGAAGGTTGAGTGCGAGGCGGCGACCACACAAGCCAATGAATCCTCACAGACGGCTCGCGATTCGGCGGCTGAGGCGGACAAGCAGGCGGAACGTGCCAAGGACATCGCCGACCACCAGCCCTACATGGGCGAAAACGGAAACTGGTGGCAGTGGAACAGCACGACGCAGCAGTACGAGGATTCCGGACGACTTGCCACGGGTGGCATCATGTACCCCACATTCTATATCAACAAGAAGGCACACCTGATCATGAAGTACCAGGATACCATATCGAGAGACCGCTTCTACCTCAAGAGGGAGAACGGGCATTTATACTTTAAAGTAAAATAAAAGAACTATGGCAGAAGACATTATCTACAACGAAATGGACCTCGGAGCGTGCGCACTTACCGACGAAGGGACATACGATTCCTCCAAGAAGTACGACTACGGAAACGTGGTAACGACGGAGGACTCATCCTATTGGTCCATACAAGACGACAACCAGGGACACCCCGTTACGGACAGGGAATGGTGGGCGCCACTGGCTCTCGGCACGTCAGCCACCGCAGCCGCGAAAGCAGCCAAGGAGGCGACGGACGCAACCAACGAAGCCATCAAGAACGCACTGAGCATGGCGAACTCTGCGAACACCGCTGCGGGCAACGCCAACAGCCGGGCGGAAGAGGCGAAGGCGGCAGCGGAGCAGGCAGACACCTCGAAGGAGGCTGCAGAGAGCGCCACGGAGAGCGCGCTGGCGGCAGCCAAGGAATGCCAGGAGGCTGTCCAGCAGGCGGCTGTAGTGGCGAACATCGGGCTGTACCCCACGGCGATGGAGGTGGACTACCCCTCCGAGATAACCTGGGGCAACCTCACCGAGCGCTTCATCACGGCGACCCTCTCGCCGGAGAACACCATCCCGAACGTGCTCTTCTTGGGCGACAACAACGCCGTGAGCGTGACGCCGGACGGAAGGCTCACCGCGCTGAAGAAGGGAACCTCGGTCATCCACGTGATTCCCACGGGCAACACCAGCCTCTACCGCACCATCGAGATCAAGGTGAAGCAGGCGGGACTCTCGCTGGTGGACACGCGCACAAGCGCCCTCCTCAACGGAGACGGAAGTTTCATTTTCAATTAACGGATTTTCAAACCCTTTAAAACAAAAAGAATATGGCATTTACAACAGACCAAGAGACCATCTTACTGCAGATGATCGAAGCATTTCAGAACGGCAAGCGCCTGCAGGACCTGCCGGTAGTGGACGGCACGAAGGAAAGCCCCTTCAACCTCTACGCCCACGTTTATGACAGCACAGGGGACAGCAAGCAGGCAGCGCTCCTGGGCATGCTGCCCTACATCGAGGACCAGGTAGCCTACGGCGTCATCATCGACCTCACCGTTTCCTCCACCTCTTTGGAACGATGCGGAAACATGGACCTGCACCGCAGCCTGCCCCTGCAGAACCGCATGAAGGGCTGCCTGCTGGACGATGACGGCAACGTAGTGGCATACCTCCCGCAGAACTCCTGGATCGGCATGACGCGCGACGGATCGCTCGGACAGGTCATGGTGGAACTCCCGGACCATTACGAGCGCTTCACGCTGGACGGCACGAAGCTGAAGACGATGATTTCAGAGTACTGGCTGCCCGGATACCACTTCGTGCCAAAGGGCTACTATTCGGCATACGAGGCATCCCTGCAGCGCAGCACTCTCATGCTGGCATCTGTGGTCAACGACACGGAGGACTACCGCGGAGGAAACAACACGAGCGGCTGGGACAACACGTACCGCTCACTGCTTGGACGTCCGGCGACGAACATCAGCCGCACGAACTTCCGCGCATACGCACGCAAGCGCAAGAGCGGATCCACGGAGTGGAACTGCCACGTCTACACGCTCTACCGCACCATCTTCTGGTTCTACGTGATCGAGTACGCGAACACGAACAGCCAGGCGGACTACAACGCCGAACTCACCGCCGACGGATACCGCCAGGGCGGACTGGGCGCAGGCGTGACGACCTGGAACGGAACGGCATGGAGTAACTTCAACAGCTACAACCCCTTCGTGCCCTGCGGATACACCGACAGCCTGGGCAACGGAACGGGCACGGTGGACTACAGCGTGAAGGACGCCGACGACAACGTGCTCATCACCTTCGCCGTGCCGCGCTACCGAGGCATTGAGAACCCATTCGGACACATCTGGAAGTGGACAGACGGCATCAACATCCGCATCAGCCCCACCGAAGCCAACGGCGGAGACGGACTGAGCAAGGTCTTCGTGGCGGACGACCCGGCGAACTTCAACGACTCGAACTACGACGGATACACCCACGTGGGCAACGAAGCACGCACGGACGGATACATCAAGACCATCATCGGAGGCGAGAACGGAGAGATCATCCCGGCAACGGTAGGCGGAGGAGACAGCATCTACTTCCCGGACTACCATTACACGAACATACCCACTACAGAAGCCCTGCGTGGGGTCCTGTTCGGCGGGAATGCGATTAACGGTGCGAGCGCTGGTCTCGCTTGTTCGAGTTCGTATGTCGTGCCCTCGAGTGCGAGTGCGTACTTCGGCTCGCGGCTCTGCTTTATCCCGAAGAGCGCATAAGCGAAACCGCACCCCTTGTGGGTGCGCGTCCCCGTCCCGTCCTCATTCCGCTGACCATGACCAGCCGGATGGGTGACGGGAGAGGAGACGCACCGAGAGAGAAAGACAACCAGGTTGGTCGCCCTTGTGGGGTCCTGTTCGGCGGGAATGCGAATAACGGTGCGAACGCAGGTCTCGCTTATTCGAATTCGAATAACGTGCCCTCGAATACGAATGCGAACATCGGCTCGCAGCTCTGCTAAAGGCTAAAGCATTGGGGGAGGGTTCCACACAAGGGACGCTCCTCCTTAAGGACGGCAACCTTGCCACTTGGCAGAAAATTTCAATAACCCAAACGGAGCAAGTACGGGCGCCCCTCGTATCGGTGACGGAAAGCCCCAAAATAAGTTTAGCAGAGACATGAAACGCATAGGCAACCTATACGCAAAGATAATATCCATTGAGAACCTCCGGCTTGCCGACGAGAAGGCGCGCCGGGGGAAGAAAGGGAACTACGGGGTGCGCGTGCATGACAGACACCGGGAGGAAAACATACAGGCTTTGCACAAAGCGCTTCGGGAGAAGACCTACAGGACATCGCCCTACAACGTCTTCACCATTTACGAACCGAAGGAACGCCTCATTTACAGGCTTCCGTATTTTCCGGACCGCATCGTCCACCACGCCATCATGAACTACCTGGAGCCGATCTTCGTCTCCTACTTCACGCACAACACATTCTCTTGCGTGAAGGGACGGGGTATCGAGGGCTGCGCCAGGAGCGTGGAGAAGCACATCCGGAAATACGAGGGACGACCGCTTTACTGCCTCAAGATGGACATCCGGAAGTTTTACCCGACCATCAACCACGCGAAGCTGAAGGAGATCGTCCGGAGGAAAATCAAGGACCGCGACCTGCTCTGGCTCATCGACGAGATCATCGACTCGGTGAACGGAACGCCGGACCCGCTGGACACCACGAAGGAGGTGCACGGACGCTCGCTGCCCATCGGGAACTACCTCAGCCAGTACCTGGCGAACCTCTACATGGCACCCTTCATGCACAGGATTAACGAGGTATGGAGGATAGACACGGACGAGTACGCGGACGACATCACCTGCTACGCCGACAGCAAGGAACTGCTGCAGGCGGCATTCCGGGAGAAAATCAGACCATACCTCGAGGGCGAACTGCTGCTGAAGGTGAAGGACAACTACCAGATTTTCCCCGTGGCACGCAACAAACAGGACAGGCACGGACGGGCGGTGGACTATGTGGGGTACCAGTTCTTCCGCGAGCAGAAGCTGATGCGGAAGAGCATCAAGAAGAACATGTGCCGGGCTGTAGCCAGGCTGAACCGGAACCATCCGGTGCCGCCACAGGACGAGTACAAGCAGCGCGTCTGCTCCTGGCTCGGATGGGCGCAGCACAGCGACAGCCGACATTTAATGAAGAAAATAATTTTTAAAGATTATCAAAATGGGATTTTATGACAGCAAGCCCTCAAAGATTGAGGCGATCGGCAACGGCAGCTACCGCTACCGATTCAACATCCAGGAAGTGAAGGTGGAGGCGGCAGCCGCCACAGGTGACGAACAAGCGGAAGCGCAGGAGCGCACGCAGTGGAAATGCGACGAGGTGACCGTTTTTGCGCCCCTTACAGCGAACAAGATCACCGAGGCGGTCATCGCATCCGTCTGCCCCGTTTCGCACGAGCAGAAGCTGGTGAACGAGTTCAACGCAGCCAACCTCGGCATGATCGGTGACGGACCGGACAGCGAGGAAGCGGAGGTTAAGAAGAAAGCATACCGCGAGTTCCTGGAGTACCGCGCAGAGCTGAAGGAGCAGGTCGACGCCGACTGCGCTGAGGCTGGAATCAAGTGACCGAAAAGAAAAAGGAGGGACACATGCACACGATTAAGCGGTTCAGTGAACTCGGTATCCGACCTGCGGACACGGGCAAGATTTTCAACTGCCAGCAGGTCTCAATCACCGACATCATCAACAGCGAGGTGGAGATCGAGGACTACCAGCCAAACATCAAGACCTCAAACGGAGAAGGACGCTACCTCGTCCTCTTCCGGCACACAACGGGATCCTGCGAGGAGGGAAAGTTCTTCACCAATTCAAGCAGCCTCAAGAGCTGCCTGGACCAGGTGGCGGAACAGAACGCCTTCCCGTTTGTGACCGTCATCAAGGTGGCGAAGTGCGGGAAAGGAAAGATTTTCATGTTTACCTGACCCGATTTAAGGACGCGTGCCGGACTTTCGCGAACGAGCAAGACAACTCACGCGGAATCCGGCATTCGCCCCTTAAACGGGCTTAAAAACACCGGAGGAACGAAAGAATGAAGATATATGACCAGCAAGACAACCTGCTCCTGGAGGTGGTGGTGGACGACAACAGCTACACCAGCCGCACCATCATGGGAGAGGACAGCATGACACTTTACTATGCCCTGGAGGAGCACGTGGAACTGCCCGTGGGCGCATGGTGCGAATTCGAGGGCGCCGTTTATACCCTCATGCGTCCGGAAGCATTTAAAATGAAGCACAGCCGGAACTTCGAATACACGGTAACCCTTCAGAGCGCACAGGCAAAGGCGCAGATCTGGAAGTTCCGCAACCCCGTGGACGGCAGGCTGAAGTTCTCCCTCACCGCCACACCCAGGGAGCACCTGCAGATGTTCGTCGACAACATGAACCGCCACGACAGCGGGTGGACCGTAGGCGACTGCGTGGAGGACACGGAGAAGCTCATCAGCTACGACCACGCCTACTGCATGGAAGCCCTGGGGCAGATGGCGGATGAGTGCGAGACAGAGTACGAGTTCGAGGGAAAGCGCGTGAGCCTGCACAAGGTGGAGCACAACAAGAGCAACCCGCTGCCGCTCTCCTACGGACGCGGAAACGGCTTCAAGCCGAACCTGGGACGCTCGAACACCAGCGACACGCCGCCGGTGGAAATCCTCTACGTGCAGGGCGGCTCGGAAAACATCGACCGGAGCAAGTACCCCGCTGACGAGACGCTCAGAGCCAGCAGCAACGGATGCCTCATCCTGCCTGCAGGGCAAACACTTGCCTACGACGGGGAGCACTTCGAGGACGAAGACGGCTTCAACGCCTCGGAGGCGCGCACCTACATCGCAGACGACCTGGGACTGAGCATCCGCAACGCGAACCACACGCCCTCATCCTACGCCGAGGACAGCCTGGACCGCAGCGAGGACTACCCCAAGAGGGTGGGGACCATCAGCCAGGCGGTGGAGGTGGACGAGGAGAACAACTTCTGGGACATCGTGGACTCCAGCATTCCGGACAACCTCAACTACGAAGACTGCCTCATCGACGGAGAGACCATGACGGTCATCTTCCATAGCGGAGAGCTGGCGGGAAGGGAGTTCGAATGCACCTACGTCCACAAGGCGAAGACGGTCAACGGAGTGGAGAAGGCGGCAAAGCGCTTCGAGCTGGTGCCCCAGGAGATAGACGGAGTGACCATGCCGGGCGGATCCTTCATCCCGAAAGCCGGAGACACCTACGCCGTCTACGGCTGCATGCTGCCGGACGCATACATCTGCGACAACGACACCAAGACTGGTGCCTCATGGGACATGATGCGCGCAGCCTGCCGCTACCTCTTTGAGAACGAGGAGCAGAAGTTCTCCTTCACGGGAGAGCTCGACGGCATCTGGGCGAAGAAGGACTGGACCAACATAGGCGGACGCATCGTGCTGGGCGGGTACATCAAATTCACTGACGAGCGCTTCCAGAAGGAGGGCGTGTTGGTCCGCATTACCGGAATCAAGACCTACATCAACAAGCCGCACAGCCCGAAGATCGAGCTGAGCAACGAGACCATCACGCCCGGCTTCAGCACCACCATCAAGACGCTGGAGAGCCAGGAGGTGCTGATGGAGGACTACCAGCGCGACGTGGTGCAGTACACAAAGCGCAGGTTCAGAGACGCGAAGGAGACGCAGGAGATGCTGGAACAGGCGCTCCTCAAGAACTTCACGGGCAGTATCACGCCCATCAGCGTGCAGACCATGCAGATGATCGCCGGAGACGAGAGCCTGCAGTTCCGCTTCATCGACAGCATCGCCGGACAGAACACGGTAGATCCTGGAGTGGCATACGACGCCAAGAAGAAGCAGCTGACCATCAAGGCAAGCCTGCTGCAGCACATGACCCTTGATATCAAGGACCTCAGCAGCAGTCACAAGAGCGATGAATACCTCTATTGGAACATGACCGCATACACCAGCGCTGTCCTCACCGACGGCGACACACGCTACTACCTCTACGCGAAGGTCTCCAGGAACGCCACAGCCGGGAAAGCCTCCACGGGCGTCTTCGAGCTTTCCGCGAGCGCCAAAGACATGAAGAGCGACGCGGAGAATTATTACTTGCTGATGGGCATCCTCAACAGCGAGTACGACG